GGTATTCGGAGCCGCCCTCCAAATCAAGTTGGCCCATTGGCTGGATGCAACTACTCTACTTCATATCCAATCGGGTCGCTATGTCTATGAGACTCCTGCCGAGGCATGGTTCTATGCCAATTCTCTCGGCACTTCCATCATTCAGAAGGCTGAGCTGGAAATTGACGGAAAGACAATTGAAGAGATTGATGGTGACTTCATTAATGTGTTCTCACGACTCTACTGTGATCTCAATACACAGCTAGGACTTGCGGGAGACATGGGTGTTACCGCGACCCCTCTGACCTGGGATCCGAGTCGCATCTATCCCACTGAAAATGGGGTGATTCATTGCCCTCTCCCCTTCTTTTTCATGCGCACGAGGCTGCGCGAGGCTCTTCCCATGATCGCCATTAAGGAGGGATCCATGCGAATCCATATTACAATTCGCCCTTTTGCAGAGTGTATTCGGCAGCTCGGTGGGACTCGGACCACATGCTCCAGCACCCCCCTCAACTCTTCTATTACATTCATTGATACGAGCTTTCCTTTTGAACAGCTCGTGAAGATCCAGACATCATTGTCTGCGCCTCCTCTGGAAACGGTGCGCCTTGTTACGTTTGGTTCTCTGCTCGATGGAAAGGTGCGCGAAGCCATGCTCAGAGCACCCTTTGAAATCGTGCATAGAGAAGTGCAAACGTTTTATTTTACGGAACCGCAGAAATACATTATGTCCAAGAATAGCGCAAATGACACCATTCGTATCGCACTTCCTCTAGAGGCGAATCATCCTTTGGAAGAGATTGTCTGGTTTGTCAGGCGCAAAGATGGGCTCAACAACGAGTGGACAAATTACAGTGATGCGTTAGAAGTCAGTGGTAGGGCTCCAGCACCTCTCCTTGTGACGGCGGAAGTTCAGGCCAATGGTGTCACCCTCTGTCAATCAGATGAAGGCTATTTCAGAGATCTGATCGCGAGGGTTCACAAGGGCGGCGTTGTTCCTTATACAAGTTTTATTTACGGCTATCCTTTCGCTAGACATCCTGGCGCCCACCAGCCGAGTGGAACTCTGAATGCGAGTCGCGTGCAAAACCTGCGTCTTGTCCTAGAAGTCAAAGGCGCAGGAGGTGTGGAATGGGAAGTGAAGGTGTTTTGTCTTGGAATCAATTGGCTACGATTCCAGAATGGAATGGCCAACGCTATCTTTGAGGATTAAAATATGGGGGAATTAGTAGATGTATCGCTACTATCATCTTCTCAAGTGGAATACTGAGCAGAAATCTTTACCGCTTAAAATTTTTATTGATAATGATGAATTTATTAAATCACAATTAGAAAAGGTTACAAATGAAAACATTGCATCAATAGCATGTAAACGAGTTACTAAAATTAATGGAAAAGAGCAAATTACATACCAAACTAGTGAATTTGATACATTTTCTAACACTATAAAAGATTATTATGATAATACTACGAATCCATCGTTTACAAAAGTATTTGAAGATACTGATCAGTGCACTTTTCTACCCGCGGTTTTGAGAGTTTCAGACTTAGATATCATGCCTTTATTTATGAGCGAATTTAATGTTCCAAGCTATACCAGAAAATTGTTTAACAGAAATTTTGATGAACAAATTAAACCTATGGAGAATCCAAATGAACTTTTTGCAACTATCCAGGATCTTGCAAAGACCGGTAAGAAGGTGTGTGTTTTAGCTGCTGTAAGTAGGACTGTCACTAGACAGTTACACACAGTTGCTGCTATTTTTTGGTATAATGGTGAAACGCTTACATGTGCATTATACGATCCAATTTATACTAGTAGAGATGAGGTTAATGTTACTAAGAATTATCTATGGGCTCTTAATGTAGTATATTACAATTTAAAAATGGCATATAGTGGAATTAATATTATCAACCTAAGTTTGAAATATTGCGTGACAAAAGAGGGTAAGGGATTACGTTGTCCTCAATATTATATTAATGCTGAATACTGCACGATATTTTGCTTATATTTCTTGTTTTGTTATGCAAAAAATGGAGGGCCTGATAGCGATGAGGGATTGGGAAAATCAGTTGATGATTCTTATATTGTAAGGCCAGATGAGCTAAAAACGGAGCCTTGTATAGCAAGTAATAAATTTCGCCTAGTTACCTTGAGTTTTATCTTAACCGTTTTAACAAATATATCAATTGATACTGAAATATTAGAAAAAATAGAAAAGAAATATAATGAAATGAAATCCACATATGAAATACTTTCAGCACCTATTTTAGCCCTATTAGATGAGAAGAAAAGAAGACTACTAGTAATACAATATGATAATTTAATTACAAGTGCAACTAGTGCATTAGAACAAAAATACTATGTGACCGCGTTGTCTTATCTTAAACGCACAAAGGCTTTGGGAGTAGGAAAAAATCTAAATAAGCAAATTACAAATACAGAGAATAAAATTATAATACAAAAAGAAGAAATTAATGAGGAAATATCAAGGCTAAGAGAAGAGGGGCGTAAGTATTTAGGAGCAAATGACTTTAAAAATGCTGATACAATATATAAAAAAATATTGATTCTATATAACATACTTGGTAAGTATAATCTTCCTGAAGAAATGTATAAAGAATCTATTACAGCAAAAAAGGGGGTAGAAGATATACTATTAGATAAGGTTCGGGCTCTTGAAGAAAGAATAATAAAATCATTTAAAGAAGGCAATGATGCCACTGCACTTAAAAATATAAAGGCTTCTCTTGCAATTCCTATATGTCACGATAGAATAGGTTTTTTACATGAGTTGCAGGAAAAAATAGCTGCATTACAAGGCTTTAAAAAACTAATAGACGATGGTAAAACTAAAGAAGCCATTGAAGCAATCAATCGTTATCTTTTATTCGCTTGGCTTCCACCTCCTGCTACTGAAATTATAAAGGATAGATTAAGAGAGCTACTTCCAAAAAATAGCGCCCCTCCTCCTGCTGGATCTCCTGGTAAAGGAGGAAAGCGAAAGACGCGTAGAAAGGCTAGAAATTAAGTAGCCTCAAGAACTAACGGACTCATCATCGAATAATAGAGATCAATGCGCCCCTTTCTTAGATAACAGGGATCAAGCGAATCAAGTGCCTCTTTGCTCTCATTTGAAGTTAAAATAAGAATTACATTATCAAAAAGGGGCATATCATCCAAGAAAGTATTGAATGTGCTCTTATTATATACATGGGTTCTTACATCCTTGTGTAAAATACCCTTGTTTTCATGTATTACCCTGATCAGAGTATTAATCTCTTCGATTACAACTACAAGTGGATTATCTGCGTCGGTCTCTGCATCTCTTACAAGACTGTGTAGAAAATCACCAGGGCTAAATGGATTAAATGTGTGACAGAAAGAGGCCTTGAGTTCTTTTGCCACTAGAAGGCCAATTGTGCTCTTTCCAGCCCCGCAGACACCGTGAAGAAAAACAGTTGCTCTCTTTTTTCTAGCATACAAATCAAGAATTTCTTTGATAATAGGCTCTTGATCACCATGTGGCAGAAAGGAACTTACCTCCAGAAGTCTTGATGAATAATATGTATTTGAATATCCGCCAGACTTTGATAATACTTTTATACTATGACTTTCAACAGAAGGCTTTCCTTCAAAACATGGAATCACCTTATTTTCCTCAATGATTTTATTAAAAAAAGAATACGTGGTAAAGATATGAATTTCCCCCGAAACTCCAGAGTTACGATCACACGATGTTAAATAGCCTATACAGTTCCAGCCTATAAAAATACCCGATGGATACATCTTTCCATATTGAAAAGAAAACTTGCTAGCTACTGTTTTCTTTTCAAGTATCTTATATACGCTCTTTACCTTATCTTCATCATTGCGGATAATGAAATATCGAATACCAATTTGCTGTAAAAGGAAAAGAAGAGGGTCTGCTGCCATAGAAATAAAGCAGAGCAGTCCGCCGAAAAAGCTTGTTGCGCTCAGCATTATATGATATAATGACGTTACTTTAGACTCAGAGATATGGGATGATCCAATGATCATTCCGTTTCATCTTCAGAATCTTTGTAGTTCCAACTAGGTGATTGTAGTGGATCAGAAACATGGCCTCAGGAGGTGCCGATGTAAATGTGCCGTTTGGATATAGATTACGAGGAAGGGCTGCGTAAGGGATAGTCGCCAGTTTTCGGTTCACCCACACCTGATCTTCAGGCTTGATTAGCCAAAGCGCCTTATTATCCATCTTGAAGATGCCTTGATCTGCACCTTGTGACCATGCAATTAGACCCGTGCAGCAATTCGTGCACGGGTTCGAGCAGGTGGTTTGCTCATCGCATTGGAATAAAAGAGGAGTTTGTTCCAAACGTCCAAGAATATCAGGCACAAAGTCTCTGGCCACTACAATATCACCATCCATATAAATACATCGCTGAATCTCTGGAGTATTCGCAAATGCATTTAAAACTTCAAGCTTGATAAGATTAATTTGCTCAAAAGACTTTGACCCAAAGAGAAGGAGTGAAGGATGGGCGATACTCGATACTGGGTAAAGAAGGCAAGAAATGCCCTGACCTTGAAAAAAAACATATGAATCACGATCTGCGCACACAATAGCCAATTTCCAAGGGCAGCCTGCTTTTTCAAGATGTCTATACAGATTGAGCGTGAGATATTTGTAACCTGAGGTCGTAAGTGTCCAAACCAGAGTTCCTTTATCCAGGAACCTGGCCACATTCATCTGATGTTTAGAGGGAGGCACTACTTAGGCCAGGACCCTGTCTCGCGCCAGATCGCAAGATCCCTGTAGTAGTTTGCAGACCGTTCCTCATTGTGTTTCTTCACAGATAAACACTCTTCACAGCCATTACAAGGGCCATATCCGTCCTCCCATTCATATATATGACTAGATTTCTTGAGCCTCGGAGCTGATCTAAATTGACTGTAATCACGGTGTGTAGGATACTTGGACTCATCGTATTTAACGATATGATGATCATCAGGAAGATGCTTAGGAAAGAGCTCAGGAAAGAGACCATAGTAACGCGCCGCTGTATTTC